ACCAAAAACAGAGTATGAAAGGGCAAAGCAAAGGTTTGAAATAAACAACTTGGTATTGGGTTGGTATCATATTAAGGAGGAAGAATGATTTGCTGTGGAATATGGGGAGAAGATAAGTCGGGTAAATCCTCCTTGGCATTGTCATTCCCTAAACCAATCCAGCACTTTGAATTTGATTTAGGTGGTTATGATAGGACTATATGGAGATTCAAGAAGGATAAGGATAATGGTTCCATCACTACCAAACCATTTGTTGTGCCGATGCAAGGTAACATAGATGAGGTCACCATAAAACAAAGCAAGATTATTACTGGAGTTAAGGAACTATGGTATCAGTTCTTAGTTGAGTACCTTAGGTTCCTAAAAGGTGATGTAGTTACTGGTATTATAGATACTGGTACATTACTGTGGGAAACAATATGCACAGCATACCTTCAAGAGAAGCAGGAGATACAGCTTGATCCTAATGGTAATCTATTACCAAGTGAAAATAGGTTAAGGGTTAGCTTACTCCCAATAGAGTATAGGGAACCAAACATCAGAATGAGGAGCGTAATATACCAAGCCAAGGCTCATGGTAAACATCTGATTCTAACCCATCATTCTAGGGATGAGTATAAACCAATGCTAGATTTCAAAACTGGTGAGACTAGGGACAGTAGGACTGGTATGAGGGAACGGTCAGGGTTTAGCTCACTTGGTGACAGTACGGATTTGATGCTGCATACCTATAAGAAGGGTGATAAATTCTATTGTAAGGTTGATGAGCAATCTGTACCTACTGCATTGGTCGGCATGGAATTTGAGGACCCATCCTATGACAAGATAGATGGTGCTATAAGGATGATTCAAGGTGGGTGAACATAGTTACTTCCATACAACAGGGAGGGGTGGTAGGGAGGCCATCGAAGATGTAAGCAGTGAAGTCGTAAACATGGAAAGACACAAGCATGGTCATCGGAGATGTAGTCAAGGAGAAGGTTATGACTAAAGAGGAATTTGAACTAGGCTATGCCCAAAGGAGTGGTTTAACTGTTGATGAGCTACACGATTTAGGACTCAGAGGATACCCATGTGATTGCGACGAGGAAGTCTGTGAAGGTTGGCAAATGCTACATGATGATTCCCAAATAAGAAAAGACGTGGAACCAACATGATATTTGTGGACGTATTTGAACCAGTGAACATTGAGACCATCATCCAGCAATCTGTACCCACAATCAGAGGTTCATTCAATACCAATGGCTTACCAGATTACACATGGATTGCCATTGATGGACACAGAATAGGAGTATCTAGGAAACAGGCTGGTGAAATGCTTAGTAGTCTGGATGATGCAGAAGCACAGTTAAGGAAGGATATGCTAGCCGTGGATGAGATGTACCTACTGAACGAAGGTGTGTTCAATGGCGTATTGCACAATAAGAGACCAGGAACACAAGCATGGCGTTTGTCCAAGGACAGGAAGTTTCTCATACCAGGACACAGATTCGGCACAAGCATTGCCCTATTCTATGCTTGGATATACCAGCTAGACAAGGCTGGAATCACATACCTACCAACATTTGACTGGGTAGAAACAGCACAGGCTTTGGTAACCATGCACAATAATTCCTTAAAGCCAGAACATACCACACTCAGAAGGTACATAAAGCATAAGATTACCCCAAAGCCTTGGAACCACCATGTCGAGACACTAATGGGAATAAGGGATGATAACCACAAAAGCGTGGTTGGTGAGAAAGGAGCAAAGTCTTTGGTCGGAGAATTTGATACAGCTTGGAGGGTGATGGTTCAAGACCCAGAAGATTTGGCTGCGGTGGAAGGTATAGGTAAGATAACAGCAAGGAAAATAATAGAAGCAACTGGGAGGATACTATAATGAAATGCTTTAAGTGTGACAAGGAAATGGAAAATCTTGATGGTGACTATGCCATCAAAGGAATCAATGTGGATGTGACTTTCGGAAGTTTTGAGCCTACACCAGAAAATATTAAATATGCCAATGTCCAGTTAGGTAAATATAGCAATGGTAATGGTGAAGCTCATGTTGCCATTTGTTATGAATGTTATATAGATGGCTTATTCAATATAAGGAGGTCAGTATAATGGAAAAGATAAAAGGCATAGATACCATAAAATTGGATAATAATATACCATTACCAGCAACAGTTGACATATCCTTTAATGTTATGAAAGCAATGCAGGAATCAATAGACATTGCTAACCGCAGATGGATAGCTATGATACCATACTGCATTGTTTGTAAGACTCCATTAACATGGGTCAGGGATTCTGATTTAGTGTTTGAATGTCCACAATGCAAGATGAAGTGGAAGAAAGCTAATGGTTGGGATAAGACAAAGGAGAAAGCATTGAATGTTAAAAAGTGAATTTGCTCCAAAATACAGACGGAATGAATAGGGCTGGATAATATTCCCAGATGACCCAGGATGGAGAAGGGCAATATTCCCACCAGAGGCTATGGAACATTCAGCTAAAGCTCCACCTGGACTAATAGTATCCATAGCAGAATATGTTAGCGAACCAGGTGAGACAGTATTAGACCCTATGTCTGGTAGTGGTACCATACTACTTGTAACTATGATTGGTAGGAATGTTGTGTGCATTGAGATAGAAGATACATACCAAGAAGGTTTGTTGATGGCTAAGGAGAACATACAGTTGGATACCAATAGCACCATTATGATACTGCAAGGTGATTGTAGGGATTTCCTACCAATACCAGTCAACCATGTTATATTCAGTCCTCCATATGCACAGATATTAACAACCAGAAAAGGACCAGAGAAGGATAGTACCAAGTCTCTAGCTGGAGCTAAAGGTGATTCTGATGGTTCATGGGATAAAACATGGCAGACAGTCTATGAGAAACAAAGCTAGGAGGGTAAATGACTAGGCAAGAAGAGGTAGAAGCAGGGATATTCAGGCACGTTACTTGGGGTATAACCAACAATAAGATTGCAGAAACTGCACACAAAATCCTCCATTACCTACACTCTGAGGGAATGGTGATTAAGGTAGAAAAGGAGTTGCCTAAGAATCCCATCAATATAACCACCGATTTGGGTCTCACAGAAGAAGAAGCAAATATACGCCAACTACAAAATAATTGCTTTGTAGAGGTAATACAAGACCAAATGCTCCAAGCTGGTTGGGTAGCAGTTGAGCCATTGATAAAGGAGGAATGAATAATGGAATTACATTATGTCGCAACAGGTGATGTGATAAATTGGCATATAATAAATATTCTGGATGAGGCAAAACAACATGGATATGATATAAGTGTATTTAGTGAGTATGGACCAATAAAGGCAAGTGATGTAAACCAGATAATAGATTGGTTGGTAAGAACTTTTCCAAATGAATATAGCTTGGATAAGGAAACAGTATAAAAATGTATTTCGCATATGACCAAGAACACCAATTCTACTACTATGGTGAAGTAGAACCTAGGGCTGGTTTATACACAGATTTCCTCACTGACCCTAAGGTAATAGCAGTAGATACCGAAACCATATCATTAAAGGAAAGAATAGCCATTGGGGTTGGCATATCACCAAATCCCAGAATGGCTTTCTATTTCCCATTGTTCCCAGAGCCATCATCATACACCCCTTGGGGTTTATTAAAAGACCCTAATGTCAAAAAGTTATTCCAAAATGCACCATTTGACCTACTATGTCTGAGGGAATATGAGATATATAATGGGAATATTGGTGATACCAATGTCCTAGCACAGCTATTAAACATTAGACCATCCAAGCTAATTAACCTAGCAAACTACATGGAAGAGAATGGTGGTGGATGCTATGAGGTACATACAATACCAGATATTCTTGATAAAGGACAGGTAATGCTTGACTTGCCAGAGGAAAAGGTAGCTATGAAATGCTGTCAGGATGCTGTGGCTACCCATGCCATACATGACTTCCTGCTACCAAAGGTAGATGCGGACTATTATAATACCGAGATGGAACTCATACCAATCCTAATAGATATGTCATTTAAGGGGATACTACTAGACCAAGTGGTTAGAGCTAGGCTGGAGAAAGGTCTGGAAAAGGAAGTCAGCTACTACATTGACCTAGCATATACTGATGGGTTCAACCCAAGTTCATCACAACAGGTTGGGTATATGTTAGCAAAGAGAGGAGCATATAGTGTATTCAGAAGGATACCATTCACAAGGGGTGGTATGTCAGGCAAGAAACAATTAAGTACCAGTGTGGAGGTATTGGAAAAGATGAATGACCCACTAGCTGCGATGGTACTGGATTACAGAGCTAAGTCCAAATTACTCTCCACATATATCAGACCTTGGGCTAAGGAGGAAAGGGCATCTACGAGGTTCCACCTAGATGCGGTTACTGGTAGGATTAGCTCAACTGATAGGAACCTACAGAATATACCAAAGGGTGAGGTCAGAAATATGTTCCTGCCAGATAGTGGTATATTCACTGATGCTGACCTTAGCCAGATAGAGTTGAGGGTATTAGCCCACGTATCTGGTGACAGGGAGATGCAATATATTTATAGTCTACCAAGATTCAATGCAGACGGCACACCAAACATAGAGGCTGATATACACCAACAAACTGCTGATTTCCTAGGAATACCAAGGAGGCCATCCAAGAATGTTAATTTCAGTATGATTTATGGTGGAACGGATGAGACCATCATGGAGACTGCCCATATCAAGAGTTTGTCCAGAGCCAAGCAGTTAAAGGAAATGTGGTTTGAAAAGTGGAAAGAGGCTGGTGATTATATCCAAACAGTTCAGGAAG